CTATCCGGCGATTTCGCCGATATCGAGGTCAGCTTCGACCTCCGACCACACCACGTCCTGATGCCCCTTTTGATAGTTTTTGGTCATCCCTTCGGTAGCATGACCGGCGATCTTTTGCCCGTCTTTCCCAGCTCGTTTGTACAAGTGGAGGGAAAGGGCGCGCACTTCATGAAACCCTGGCATCTCTTCCTCTTTGAGGTCGCGATAACAGCCAGCGGCATCGCGAGCATCTTTGAATGCCCTCGTCAAAAACCTTTCATCGATCTTCGTCCAGTGATCTTTCCCTTCTCTTTTCTTCTTACGCTCCGGGCGACGGTGTATCAAATACGGAGATAGGATGTCGTCGCGACACCGGCTCAAGACTTCACCCAGTTGGGCGGTCACTTTGATCTTCAGCCAACCGGCATCTGAGGCCTTCTCCGTTTTGTTCTGCACTACATACAGGTAACCATCCTGTACATCTTCGAATTTCATGTCGAGGATGTCGCCTCGTCGCTGTGCAGTGATCAGTGCAAGATCGATCGCGTTCTTCAGCCAGGCGGGACACTGCTCTCGAATGGCCTTCAAGCCTTCCACCGTGTGTCTCTTGCGCTGTTTCTTTTCGAGCTTGGGGATCGTGTTTGAAGCGGGGTTGTCTGGGCAAAGTCCCTTGGCTGCAGCATGGTTGAACAGATCAATCAGGATCGCTCGCGCCTGGTTACTCGCTCTTGGCGTAAGTGGCTCCAGGAACTCAGCGATCATTCTGATTGTTATCTGGTCAATGGGGCGCTCTGCCAGCTCCGCACGAATCTGCTTGAACCGGACTGCATACAAGTCGAGGGTGGCTTTTGCTAATTCGCGGGGAGGGAGAACATCCTTTTCGTAGCTGGCCAGGAACTCTCCGAGGGTTACGGTGGTTTCACCGAGGACTTCCGCCACCAGATCGCCACCCCGAAGAAACGTAGTGTTGAGCTGGGCGGCGGCATCGATAGCCCGCCCCCTGTCAGTACCAAATTGGAACCATTTTCCGTCAGTGGGGCGCCGATATCGATACGTGCCCCTCCGAGCGTCAAAGTAAAGATTCATGGGTAGGCCTTTGTTGGCCTTGTTCCTTGGTCGCGGAACCATCACGCCGCTCCTTTCAGCACCATGTCTACCAAACTGTTGCCGGTGATACGTTGATATGCAGCCCAGTCCACGTACCAAATGTTGCCTACGCGCTCGCCAGGGATCTTGCGGTTGCGCAGATGATTGCGGATAGCCTGGGAACAAAGCGGGGTACCGTTCTCCCCCCATTTACGCCGCTGGAATTCGCTGATCTTGATCAGTTCTTTCTTCATTATGGACTCCACGCCGCCGGTGGCGGCAGGTTGGTGGTCAGGCGGGGATTTTCTCGAGCACCGCGTCGGCGACCTTAAGCGCCGCCTGGGCATCATTGATGTAGGCCGGATCGAATCCGCCGGCGTAGTGGAGCACCCGCTGGCAGGCGTCTAGCTCTTTGCGAGCCAGGCGGAGTGCCTTAACCAGTTCTTCCTGAAGTTCGCCTTCGGCCCGGCCGATTTCCCAGAACCGCTGGCCCCAGTGCCCCTCGGGCGGCTCGTTATTGTTCTGTTTCCCGGCCGCCATTGCCCCTACGGCTACATCGCATACCCCGCGCTTGTAGGCGTTGTCGCCATCAAGGCTCAGGGCGGCACGGCGGCGCAGGGTGTTCACGACCTCATCAGCATCGGCACCGGGGCCCATTAGGACGATGTCTTGCTCAGGTTCGCCTGGTACGTAGATCGCCAAGGTGAGCTTGGCTCCTGGCGCCAGATGGTCGCTGATCTGCTCCAGGGCATCGTTGGCTACTTCGTGGAAACGGTTTATTGCGGACATAGGTGATCCTCGACCGGCAGCTATTGCCGCCGGCCTTGAGTGGAAGAGGGGAGTTACTTGGTCAGTTCGTGGCCGAACGGCACGCGGAAGCCCGAGGCGTTGCGGTGGCCACCACCGCCGTATTGCTTGGCGATCTCCGACACATCCATGCCATCGTCTGTGCTGCGCAGGCTGAATACGCGGCCATCAGGGGTATCCCAGTAGCAGGCGGCGAAAGGTTCGTCCTGGGCCATGAGGTGACCCGCATCGCTGGTGAGCGTGTATGGCAGGCTGGCCACCGGCACATCGTGACCGCCGATGACCAGGCGGCGCTTGGTCACGGCCACCAGTTCGGCAACGTCCTTCTGGTGCTTTCGCTCAATCGCGGCGCCGTCCGAGCGGAGGGTCTGCACATCAGTCGCCATGAGCGTGTCCCAGACTTCGAAGTCGTAGGGGTAGCTGAAGAGGTTGGCCTGAATCTCGCGGGTGCCATCCAGCTGGAAGAGCCACAGGTCTCGGTCCTCGATGTGGCGCAGCAGCATTGGGGGTTCTTGCCCGGGGAAGAAGTGGTCCCAGGCGAGCATGGCGCCGCTGCGGTTCATGTCGAAGCAGCAGGCGATAGCGGGGGAGTTTTGGGAATTCATGAAGAGGTGCGCGCTTTCCCAGCCCAGCGCAGTAGATCCGTCGGCGTGCCGGCCATCCACCCGAACGCCGGCATGGAAAGGCGGGAACTTCGCAAGGTCCTCAGCCGCTGATTTGTGATGGTCCAGGATGATGATGCTCCGAGCTTTCCAGCTAATCCGCGCGAGCACGTCGTACTTGTAGCTGAAGTCGACGATGATCACATCCTTGCCCTCAACGTCTGGCGGCTCATGGCCGTACACACCGGCGACGAATTCGACCTGGTTGCCCAGGGCTTTGCGGACAACCCAGGCGGCACCGAAGCCGTCAGCACAGTTGCCGTGGTAGATACACATCGTTTTCCGTTCAGACATACGTTCTCCGCTCCCGCGTGGTTGGCGGGCTTGAGTAGGTGTAGGAGGTCACCATTTTGTCGGCCTCGACAATATGGTTGAGTTGTAGGAGGAGGGCTTATTCGATTCGGCCAGTCAGTCGCTCGCGCCAGGTCAGGCGCCGGGTAAGGTGCTCGCGGTCATCTACCTCGACCACCACGTAGGCCGTTCGGTCGAAGGCTTCTCTGCGCCGCGCTGCCAGCAGCAATGCTTCGTCGTCAGCGGATTTCTGATCGGTTGCGACCAGTTCATGAACGTTGAATCCGTTGCTTTCGACGTGCCAGCCGTGGATCACTGCAATGAATCGGCTCATCGCGGCCCCCTGTAGATCAGGTAGGCCATGTAGGCGAGGGCGATCATTCCTGAGCATCCTGCGTCACGCCCAGTTCGCCCATCACCTCGGTGGCAATGGCGAAGCCCGGCGAGCCCAGCGGGCATTCCTGAATGATGCGGTTCATGCCAACCACAAGGTCGCGGGCCGTGCCGATCATCATGTCTGCGTCGGCGTCCATATCTAGGCCGAGAGCTTCGCCAATGCTGCCGATGGAGACGCAGGCATCCAGCAGCATGCGCTTATTGCGCTCGGCATCTTTGCGCAAAGCCTCGTTCTGGGTCATCAGCTCCTTGATCCCGCCGGCAAGCGCTCGATGATTCTCGTCGCCACAGAATAGGCGATCGGTGATCACTCGATCGGCCAGTTCCTCTACGGCTTGTAAATTGATCGTCATGGCTGGTTATCCTTGCTTGGCACTGGGTCTGGTATGGGCTGGAATTCGACGATGTCGCTGCCGAAGTCCTTGTTGGTGAAGGTCATCTGGCCGAATGGCCAGCGGTATTCGAAAGTGCCGGTGCGCACACAGCCGGAAAGTACGCTTCCGCAGCGCAGGCGGACGTCGATCCATTCGGACTCAGGGTCGTTTTTGTGGTCGGCATTGAGCCATTGGCCCTTAAGCTGCTCGACGGCGTTGATCACCTCAGCGATCTCGAACTCTCGGCCGCGTGGGCCGACGATGCTGTGTATGCGGTGAATGCCTTGCTCCCAGCGGTCTTTACGGACGAGGGCGCCGTCCCTGCGGAACTCGTAGTCTTCGACCTTGGCGTCGCGGAACTCGGGGCGGCGGAAATCTTGCTCGGTGACTGGGCGGCTCACAGCTGATACCTCTCATCAATCCAGCGCCCAGGCGCCAGTGCGGGTGTAGGTTCGGGTTGTGTTTCGTGCGGGGAGAGCTGGCGCTGGTTGCCGGCCTGCAGCTGGCTATCGGGGATACAGCTGATGCCGTTCCCGATCTGCCAGCAAGTCACGGCCCGCTCATCGTCGTGGTAGATCCGAGCGCCGTATGGCATAGGCCTGGTTTCGCGTGGGTCTGCGCTGGCGCCGGTGGCCAGCAGCAGGAGGCAGAGGGCGAGGCGGGTCATGGCTCGACCCCGGCGGCCTCTGGAATCTCCTCGAACGTGTAGGTCTTGATGACCCGTTCCTGAGCGCCGGTGACCTTGATGAACTTGGCTTCCTGCACCCACGGGTAGGCTTCTGGATCGCCGTGCTTGCCGCCGCCGCTCATCTCGCAGAAGGCAAGAGCTCGACCATCGGGAAGGATGAACGCCTTCACGTCGACCTCGTAGTTCCTTCCCCAGCTGTAATGGCACCATTCGGGGATACCGCTTACGGCTTCTGCCTCGTAGCGGACCTCGTTGATGGCATCGTCATGCTCGTTTTCTTCGAAAAGAACCTCGAGCAGCTCGCCGGGTGCCGCAGCCAGGAAGGCCAGATCGACGTCGGTAGACTGCCCATCATCGTCGGTGAACGTGTAGTCGTAGCCGAACTGGAGGCCCTTGCGCATGACAAGCAGCTTGGCCAGCTGGCTTGCGGTGAGGGTGCTCAGGTGCTGGTTGATGTTTACTTCGAGCATACGAATTCCTTGGCCGCCATATCGCGGCAGTAAGTTGTACAAATTATTGAATGTGTGGAAGTTTTTCGGCCGGTGGTCCGATTCAGTTCTCAGTTCGGCCTTTTCCGGTTGTGCGGCTACACCGCTTCGCTATGGTGGTCTTTGGCAATACACAAAGACTTCAGTCGTAGGAGGCGGCATGCGAATTCGCGGAAACGTTTATTGGCAGTGGGCGGATCCCACACTCCACCACCGGGAGCATGACGAAACTCTCGATGACGGAACGTTTATCGATGTTCAGGTGAGGCTGTCGCGGACGGGCAATACGCAGATGTTCATCGGCGTCTACGCGGCTGCTGGCGCCTCACTTCACGAGGAGGCTTTTGACTCCCGCCCAGGTGAGTCGATGACCAGAGCACTGGCCTGGGGCGTGGGGCGCGCTCGCCGCATCGCCACCGAAGGCCTGGCTAAAACGGAGAAGCTTGCAGCCTGCGCGAAATAAAGGGAAAGGGGCTACAGCTGGGCGGGGTACAAATGTGCTCCTGCCAGCTGTTCGCTACCTGGCGACCTCCGGCTCGAGAGCGAGCCCCTTCACGGCCTCTCTGTAAATGAATTTGATCTGGTCCCACGGGATCGTGTGGCGCTGAGCGAATTCACCCTCGCCATCGCAGATCTCGCAGCCCTCTGCTGGGTCATCCAGTTCAAGGCATTCGGGGCATCCGCGGGTTACCTCCAGCTTGAACTCACCAAGCAACAGGGCTTTCGCGCCATTCTCGGCGGTGAGCCGCCTGGGCATGAGGCAGTAGCCGTCGGGGATCGCCGGAGCGCCCGACTCCGTCATCGGCCCCAGACCAACAATCGGCAGTCCAGTCGCCGCCGCATCCCGCTCTGCCTCTTCTTTGGTCCACCAGAAGGCAGTACCAACCATCCAGGCTATCGGCTCGGGGTGGGGCTGCGGGGTTGCCATGGCTTGGATGATGTTCAGCAGATCATGGCGCTCAAGCTCGTCGCAGTCGCCCAGGCACAGGCGGTCACCAACGTCGCGAGTGCACTGCGTATCGTCCTCGGTCAACTCTTCGGAGCTGCCAACCCAGCCGCAGCGGCGGCATTGGGCGGGGTAGTAACGTCCAACCAGCGGCTCCTGGCCTATGTATGGCGGCACGCTGACCATCTCTGTGTTGCTGGATCGGTTTTCTGTGGGCATGGGGATACCTCAAGCGTATAGTTTTGCCACTTTTTTCGAGGGCTTTTGAGTTGAATTACTTCGAATACCGACGTGCTCTTTGGCGTCAAGAGCATGTAATAGCAGAGCTAGAGAAACACGATCCAAATCCAAATAATGATCCAGAGCTTGCTGTCTCTAGCTCCTTCTACACTGAGCTTGATCACGCTTGGCGCCGCTTGGGGCAGATTCGCTCGCAGTACTACGAGCACAAAGCTAAGGTGGCTGCCGTTCCGCTTCCAAGTCAGGCAGATGGCGATATGTACGATCGAATCGAATGGGACTACCCCATCCCTCTCGAGCCTGTCTTGTACCTGTCCGAGAAAGGTATAAACCAAGTCAGGTCGCAGCTGTGGGAGGCGAGCAAGCAAAACAGAGAGAGGGTGACCTACTGGTTCGGAATATTTGTTGGCGTGGTCGGTGCCTTAACGGGGCTGGTCTCGGCCTGGAAGAGCTAGTCCCCGCAAAAGCAGTCGATATCTTGGGCCAGGTAATCGAAATCGAAATCCGCCTGCCTGGCCCGCTGGTCCGCTGACCAGGCCAGCGACCGGTAATTGGGCCGGTCCTGCCGGAACACCTGGCCGAACCGCTCCTCGGTGCCAGACCACCAGATCACCCTTGAGGGGTCGTCCTGGATGGTCCTGATCAGCTTGGCCTCGTTCTTTTTCCAGCACAGGTCGCAGTTGCCGTAGTCCGAGTCCATGCCCAGGTCGAACGGCTGCGCGGCCCAAAATGCCGCCACGTCCTCCTTGATGACGCCAGCGACGTAGGAAGGGCAGACGCTGTCCCAGCGGGCATTACCGCGCTCGTTGGCTGTCATCATCCGGCTGTAGCGCCTCGGCTCGTCGTAGCGGATGCCGACGATGCAATCCCACTCGTCATAGCCCAGAGCTCGCATGTGCTTCTCCCCGATCTTCACCTTCAGATAGGCGGTGCACATGTTGTTGCTGAAGTTCGGCAGCACGGCCGGCAGATTCTTCTCAGCTCTCCGGTACGCCTGGTAGTACTCGAGCATCATGGTGAAGGGCTCGCCGTTGCGGCTGGCCGTCTCGAAGTCGACGATCTTGTACCATGGCGCGTCGTCCGGCTGACCGTACACCCGGCACCATTCCATCCAGACGATGTTGACGCCCCAGTGCTTGGCCATGGAGTCTATGAAGACCAGCGTCTCCTCGCGCTCCTTGCCGGTGTTCTGGAAGAAGGCGTGCACGTCTGCCGGTAGCTTGCCGCCGTGGGCCTCCAGAATTTTCCAGAGCATGTGCCCGCTTGTGCGGCCACCACTGACGCCGATCTGCGCCGGCCCAGTGATCTGATAGGGGTTCATCGTCATGAGCTTCCCAGCCTGAACTGTTCCTGGCCGCCGTGCGCCATGGCTGGATTGAGCTGGACTCGCTGCCCGGCGAGCATTCCTGCAATCTGAGCGGCCATGTCGAGCTCTACAGGCCCAGACTTGCGCTGCTTGCCAATCTCGCGGCCACCCAAGTACTGCTCGATCAGCGCTTTGTCCTGGCTTTCTACCTGCACCAGATCGCGCCCATTGGAGCGCTGCTCGATAGCTGGATCTTCTTCGCCCTGCGGCACCAGCTCATGGATCTTGCCGGGCACCACTGAAACCCACGCGATTGCGAAGTGATCGCCGGCTGTCTCGGGGGAGTATGCGCTGCGGCGCTTACCACTCCTGACCGAGGCCACGTAGTCGCGGCGAGCCTGCGTCAGCTTGGTGAGCAAGGTCTCGTAGGCATACATCGCGATCTGCGGCGCAGGCATCACGCCTACGAACAAGGCCCGCTCAACCATTCGCCCGGACGATTCGCACCAGTGCCTATAAGAGAGCGGTCGGCACCCGAACACCCTGGCCACGATGCCGCTTAGGTGCCGATCCCAGGTTGGCCGGCGGTTCGCCCTGGACTTCTCCGACTGGACTTCATCTACATCGCTCAGGCGCACATCCAGCTCGGTTAGGCGATACTCGCGCATCAGCGCTTGTGCCTGGCGCATTGCCGTGGCAGCTTCGTTTTCGTTCGAGCTTTTGGAAAGGGCCAGGCAGCGCTTGATCTTGCGGATGACCCGCTCGAGCTTGCTTTCGTCGTGCTGTTGTTCGGTCATGTCGTTGCCCTTGCGTGCAGGCGCCGCCCTCGCCGGGTTGGCGTGATTCGTTGAAGTGGGGTATTGGTGAGCAAAATTGAGAAAAGCGGACTAGTCATGAAGCAACCAACTGTGGGGCAATCGCATGGGCAAATTGATTTATCCAAAATGATGCACTCGGGGCATCCGGTCGCCTGGCTCTCAAAGCTCACATGGGAGATTGCTGAAGCAATGACCTGTAGAAGCCCAAACCCGGCAGCACGTGTTTATAAGTCAATGAATTGTGCGATTACTGCTTGGCATATGCATGATTGGATTTGGCAGTTCAGCGACGAACAAATGAAGGAAGAGCTCGCAGCCTTCCTAAAGGCCCCCAGTTTCAAATCCATTGGTGATTTCTCACGGGCCATCCAGCGACTATCGCCCGCAATTTCCTATTGTCGTCAAATTGGGACGGCCGTTAAACACGTATCCCTCGCCTATAACCGTCCCGAAGTAACTACCCGTGTGTTGCGCTTGGATGAAGAAGATAGCTCCGGGTACCAGGTAATGATTCTGGATGGCTCTAAAGAGCATCTGGATACTGACGTCTATACTGCCGCCCTGGATGTCTGGTCGCGAATTTATGTACAGCTAGAATTTGACATGTGGGAGGAAGTCTACAAATTGTGGCCCTCATGGCAGAAGGAGGCTGAGGGTTAGATTTTGGTTTCTACTGCAGACTGTCATTGGATGTGACGTACGTTTCTTTACAAGGATTTTTAAAATTTTTCTACGAGGACTAGCCGTGCCTGAAATGCTAAAGGTTGTCGAGTCATATCTTCCTGTTACCGTGCTGAGTGCAATTGGATTGTTTATTACAAAAGAAATTGTCGAGATATTTAAGCGGCGCGGTGAAAAGAAGCGAAAGATCACGGCGTACAAAAGCCTGATTGCAGAAGAATGCATGAAAAATGCATGGACCCTTAAGTCATTAGGTTCGCATGTGCGTTCGCTGAGCGATCCCGATCTATGCAAGGTGGTGCTGGAGTCAACTTCATACGGGGACATCCTGATGTGTGTTCATGACGCCGGCTCGGGAGGTGGATCACCCATAGTAGATGTCCATTCAAAGATTTTCGAAAAGACGGTGGTGGACATGGCTGTGATCGATAGCGAGCTATTTACCCACTGTAAAAACGCATATGAAGAGCTTGCAAACGTAACCAACTGCCTGAACCAGCTGCGTGAGTTCTCGGGGAAAAATGATTTGCTGCATCTTAAGGGCTTGGCTGCGTATTCAAAGAGTGTGCTCGAAGCAGCTGAGCTCGATTTGCAAGTGCTATTCAAATTCTGCACCGGCAAGGAGTTAAATCATAAAGTTAGATCATTTATCTGAATTAGAGCGGTGCCACTACCTCATCCCCCGGATCCTGCTGAATCATCAGCATGCTCTTCCGGTTGAACCCAGCGCCACAAATGCCACTTACAGGCTGTGGCGCTGGCTCTTGTCACTTAGCGTCGAAGGTACCCAGGGACAGCTTCGCGGCGGTACCGACCTTGGCGTCGAGCACGGCCTTGAACTCTTGGGCGATGGCTTCGCGCTGGGCCTCTTCGCCGATCCAGCGCAGTTTGAGCACTGGTTGCGCGCCGCCGGTGATGACCGAAACGCGCAGGCGGATCACTTGCTCGGCCAAGCCTTCAAACGGAATTACCTGGAAGTCCAGCCAAGCCGGCAGGGTCTCTTTGCTGCTGGCCTCAATCTGGTCCATGGTGCTGCGGCTGGCGCGGGTCTCGCCGACTGCGTGATCGCTTTCCGACGAGGCCTTCACGGTGATGGTGCGAACCGCGGCGATCGCTTTGGCGATGCTCATGGTCTGGCCATTTTCATCGGTGGCCGACAGGTGCTGATTCCAGTCTTCGATCCAGTCACTCATGGCCTTCTGGACCAGGTTCTGGCCGCACACTGCCTGAACGGCGGCGAATGCAGCTGAGGCCTTGAGGCGCAGCACCGCGCGGTCATCGGCATGGCCTGGCTCTTCGGCGGTACCGATGTTGAACAGCACGACGCAGCTCATGCTGTCCTGATCGATGAAGCCGCGGGCTCCTGGCGCGGCGCGCTCGACAACATAGGCGCTGTAATCAACCAGCGAATGGGTGGAGTAGGTGCCACGGAAGCGGTTGCGGCCTTCCTGGTAACGCTCCAGATCAACAACGTTGAAGTTTTGCGGAACGACGACCACCGGGCCTAAGCCAGGTAGATCGCGGCCAACTGCCGCAATGGTGTTTTCCTGGATCAGTTCGAGAGCTTCTTTGCTGAGGGACATGCGCTATTCCTTGTAGGTGCTGTGAGTTAGGAGCGTGGGTGTACTGGTGCTTCGTCACGTGTGAAGAGCTGGTCATGCTTTTCGGGGAATAGGGATATGTTGCCGCCGGTGCCGACGTACATAGGCGTATCGAGGCTTGTGTTCTCGCTGCGCGTTCCGCGCTTGGTCGGCACCTTGTAGTCAAGCTTGTGCTTGATCTTTACCTGGTGGGAGTCGCCGATCTGGCTGAAGTCCAGGGTGATGGTGATCTTTCCTGCCTTACCGTGATCGACAACGCCTGCGGCTACTTCCGAAAGGGCGTGACCGATTTGGCTGGCGAAGGCGCCGCCGTTGAGCTCCTGCAGGAACTCTGTGGTGTCAGTGGGCTTGGACATTGCTGCGTCTCCTGATGGGCGATGCCGCTGGGCGGCAGAGTTATGTGCTGCTGGCGCCGGCCGTGCCGGACGCGCGCGGTGATGCGTTTCATGCTGCTTTCTGCTGATTCCAGGCGCCGACAGCAGCAAAGACCTTTGCGGCCTCTGCTTCGTCGAGCGTTGTGTCTGTGGGTATGGCGATCCAGCCGGCCGCCACCAGGTGATTAGGGTTGGCGGTGGCCCGCAGGTCCATGTAGGTCGTTTCGATTACGTCGGTCAGGTGATCGGCGCGGTAGTTACCCTGGGGCGCGACCTCGATCGACTTGTGATACCGCTCCCCGAGCTCCGTCCGACAGAGCACGCTGAGGTAGATGGTCCAGCGGTGAGGGATGTCGCAGACCGCGTCAACGACTTGCCGCACGCAGATCTGCTTGAGATTCTTCCAGTTGATCAGCACCTGTTGGCCGCTGGGGTCGATGTTGACCACGGCCGCGTGGTTGGCCGATACCAAGGCCCTGCAGGTGCGCTCCAGCCTGGCCCGCATGTTGTGGGGCTTGCGCTTGCTCATTGCATGCCGCCTTGCTTGCTCGCCGCGCCGGCCTCCATCGCATCCACGAACCGCAGCGCGGCCCTGTAGCTAAAGGCGAAGCCATGCACTGTGCCCGTGGCGATCTCAACCACATCCCACGTGTCGCCCTTGCCAGATGCCTGATAGCGCGGGGCCTGCTGGCCGACCTTGGCGTGCGCCTCGGTCCTGGCTGACTTGCTGCGCTCGAGCAGTGCCGCGAGCACTGCAAGCTTCTGCTCGAAAGCAGGGTGCATTGCTGTCTGCATGGGGTGATCCTCGGGTGGTTCAGGCGTGGTATTCGAAGGCCTCGGCCTTGCGAACGATTCGAACTTGGGCTGTGCGGCGCTCGGGAGCTCGGCGGTCGCGGCGCATTGGGTCGCTGTCATCGATCACCGCGTGCATGGTGATGAGGGCGGCCAGAGCAATGCAGATTGGGCTGATGATCTGTTGGCGCATGGCCTTGGTGACCGCCTCGATGCGGCGGCCAGCTTCCAGCTTGAACAGCGCGGCCTCGATGCGGTTGGCCACGGTGCCCGGGCTGACGGCCATCTGGCGGGCGATTTCTTTGGTGGTGAGACCTTGAGCCACCCACAGCAGAGCTTCGAGCTCACGGGGAGCCAGCGCCTTGCCGAGCTGGCCAATCCATGAGCCGCAAGTGATCGTTTCCATGATTGTCCTCAGCAACCGCATTGGTCAGGCGCCAAGCGCGGGTGACCAGACCCACCGTGAAGGTGGCCTGGCGCCTGCCGATGCGGTCGTATGTGAAGGGAAGGGGATGCAGAGGCCGGGCGCTACCCCGGCAGCTGGCTTGGCGTGGACCCATCCAGCGGCGCAATTCGTTTACCCTCAGTGCGAGGGAAGGGACGTCCACAGGTGCTTCGGTAACCGCGCCCTTAGCTGGGCGCTTCTCTGCATCGGGGTGTGAACTGGCAGGAGCCAATCTCTGCATCGACCGGTGTTCGTTCCTCCCGATCTCGCTGGATAGAAGCTGTGCTGCTTGGCGGCAGGATTCAGTTCACACTCCGATGCAGCCTGCGATGGGGAGCAGGACATCGGGCAGTTAACGTCAGGCTGACGTGGCGCTGGTTGGTCAGTCTTCGTCTGGCTCAGGCTCCCAGCCCTTCACCTCGTAAGCGAAGGCTTGCCACTTCTGCTGGTCAGCTTCTGACATGCTGTTCCAGCCAGCCGACTCATCGCGAGAAACCGCTTCGCCACCCTTGAAGGTCACAGTCCCGCAGTTGCTGCCGATATCTTCGTCGGCATAGGTGAGCACGATGGTGGCCTCAGGGAACATTGAGCTCAGCTTGAGGAAGATCGGCTCAGGGAAGGACCAGGCGGTTTCAAAGCTCGCCGACTCAGGGCCATCGACCTTCGGCTCGCAAGCATTCCACTTGGTGCCCCAGGCGGATCTGGCGAAGTCCATGCTGTGCATGAAGCCGGTCTTCCGGTGATTGCGCAGCATCTGCACGAACTGTTCGAAGCTTTCATCGCTCAGCTTCGACAGATCAACGCGGTTCCGGCTTTCCAACTGCATGGCGCCAACAAGCGGGTGGTCGCTGACCGGCACGCGAAGCACATGCTCAGCAGCTGTTTCAGCATCCCCAATCACACCATTCCATGGAAACTCGCCCTCGAACCTGATGATCTTTCCGAAGTCGATCCGGCCTTCCTCATTCAGCACCGCCTGAATGACTTCCTGCGGCGCCTTGACCTTGTTGGTTACCCAATTTGGCATTTCGTGTTCCTCCAGTGGATTCCCAAAGCACCCGGTCGCCCAGGTGCTTCAGTGAATCGCCGGTCATGCAGCGCGAGCTAGTTCCGCCTGGGCCAGCAGCTCAGTTACAGCCTCAGCCGGGGTGCAGTCATCGGCGTAGAGGTCGTGCAGATCGCTTTCTTCTTGCGAGCCCAGGGCGACCTGGTGGCCGAGCAGCTGGGATGCCTTGTCGATCCAGCGGTAGTAGGCGCGCTCTTCAGCGTCGATGCGGCATTCATCAGCCGCCATAGTTGCCATGTTGAACATTGCGGTGCCCTCCGGTCGGTTGGTTTCCCAGCAGCCACTCGTGGGAATGGCTGCGAGTGAAACCTGCCGCGACCCGCTACTGGCGTCAGTTGCGCGGCAATCTCCTGGTTGTTCCTCCAGCCGCGGGCCTTTCGGCACTTCTTCCCGCTGGATAACTGGTCTCGGCGCTTTACGCTGCACGCCCGGGGCAGTTGCCACCCCTCTGGACTGTTGAGGCCTGTCCATCGCTGCCTTCGAATCTGGGCCGGTATCGATCCGGCAAGGTGTGTCGCTAAAGAGCGGTGAGGCTTGAGGGCCTCAACTGGACTGGTTAAGTCGCTGCGTTGAGGCAAATTTAGAAAACTAAACAGAATGCGTCAAGATTTATTTTAGAAAACTTAACAGGGCAGGCGAACGAAATTTCCTGCACGGCAAGAGATGTCAATGCTTACGGTTTTGTAGGAGATGGGATAATCTGCTGTGGTCCCTGTATGCATATACAGTAATTGGAGGGTCACATGGCAAGGGCGCAAAAGCAGCAGCAGCAGGAAAAATTCGTTATGTCAGGCGTGGAGCGCCTGGGCCTGCGTGTGTCATCAATGATCAACCACCCGGTCGCCCAGCAGCAGCGGTGGGTAACGATTCACCGACTGGATACCGACGGCGATCGTGAGTGGGAAGAGGTGATGGGGGTTATTGCCGAAACCGATGGGATTGAGATGATCTTCAATGGTGAGGACGAATCTGTAACGCTTGCATGGGAAGCATCATCAGACGATGACCCAAGGGTTGAAGGTTTAGACGAATTCGTCGCGATGGAAGAGCCGGCGCCGTTCTGACATCCACAAAAAGCCCGCAACGCGCGGGCTTTCGGGGGCGAAGGGGCGATCAGGCCTTCTTGGCGTTCCAGATCAGCAGAACCTTGGCATGGATCGTCACATCGTCCATGCGCGCGGTTTGGTTCTCGTAGTGGGGGTTATCCGAGATCAGCCGGAAATGATCCTCATCAAGGCGCATCATGCGCTTGATGTAGAGCTCCTGGTGCCAAGTGACGACATAGATGCCCTCGCCGATGAACTCGTTGATTCCCCGGTCGACAATCACCAGGTCCTTGTCGTTGATGGTCCCCTCCATGCTCTGGCCCCAGCCAGTAATCATCGCAAGGGCAGTCGGGGAGGTGTAGGTGACGCCTTTCTCGCGCAGAGTCTCTTCCCGAACTACCAGGTTTCTCACTGCCTCGTTGTAGTCGGCAGGGACCTGGCCATGACCCATAGCGGCGCGCACATCGTACTGGGGGATCAGGATCTCGTCCTGCTTTGGACGGAGACTGGAGTAGGCGGCGGGGAGATATTCCTGCGCCGGAGCAGGGCTATCGGCTTCTGCTGCAGCAGCAAGCATCACTTCGCGGGCCTTTTCGGACAGATTCTTACCTGCTCGTGAGGCGAGCATCTGGGCGACGAGCTCAGCTGTGCTGGACGCGGGCGCGTCCGAATGGGCCGCAGCCTCGCTTGAAGTGCCAGTGCCATCCGAAAGCCATTGCGGCGAGCAGTCCAGAGCTTTTGCTAGGGCGAGCAGGTTCTTACCCTTGGCTCCGTTCGTTCCGTTGATCCAGAAACTCACGGTTGCCTTGGACACGCCAGACAATTTGCTGAGGTCGGTTGAGCTCAGATTGAGCTCCTTCATGCGCGCGATGACGCGGTCTTTGAATTCCATATTTAGGATTCTAAACCTTTGGGTGTTTAGATAACTTGCCTTGAGCTGTTAAGAACTCTAAACTCGCCGAAGACATCGGAGAGACATCAATGACCTTTGACGAAGCCCTGAACCATTTTCGAACCGGCCGCGCCATCGGTGACGCTCTCGGCGTGTCAAGTAGTCGCGTTTCCCAGTGCCGCGCGGCTGGTGGTTTCTCTTACCCACTGCAGTGCGTTTTGGAGAAGGAGTCAGGCGGTGAGCTCGTTGCTCGACGCCAGGACGTTCCAGGCAGCGGTCCTTTGAAAAGCGCCGGTTGATAAAAGGAATTTTGAGAGATCTGGCATTGCGCCAGTAGATGACCGAAACACCTGCTGATCCATCCAGTACCTGAATAGCAGGCATAAAAAAACCGGGTGGCAGCCCGGCTTCTTCTACAACACATCGAGGTCGATTATGCACGCCGCAATCGATGCGAGCAATACCAAGCCTGTTGCGTCAGATGTTGGCAATTCGCCAAAACTAGCGCGTCAGGTGATGTCCACCCGCGAAATCGCGCAGCTCACTGGCAAGAGCCATGACAATGTGCTGCGAGATGCCCGGCGCCTGGTTGCAGAGGGTGTCCTCAAGTCTGAGGAGACCCCATACACCCACCCACAAAACGGCCAAGCCTATCCAGAGTTCCTGCTCGGCCAGCGCGATACCTTAGTGCTGGTGTCCGGTTACAACGCCCAGCTGCGCGCCAGGATTATCGACCGCTGGCAGGAACTTGAGGCACGGGTATTGGCGCAGGTCCAGATCCCCCAAACGTTCGCTGAGGCGCTGCGACTGGCCGCCGATCAAGCAGAGCAAAACCATCAACTGCAGCAGGTCATCCAGAAACAAGCTCCGAAGGTCGCAGCGATCCAGCGTTTGGCTGCTGCTTGTGGGGCCATCTGCATCACCGATGCGGCCAAGCAGCTTCAGGTTGCCCCATCGAAGTTGTTCGACTGGCTGGAGCAGAACCGCTGGATCTTCCGCCGCAAGGGCTCCAAGCGATGGATCGCTTACCAGCCTCGCATCACCTCGGGCTTGATGAAGCACAAGGTGACAGCCTTGAAGCCTGACCCGGAAACCGGTGTCGAGCGCGCCGCGTTTGATCCTCTGGTCACCCCGAAAGGATTGGCGCGTCTCGCTGAACTGAAGGCGGGGGGGTCGCTGTGAGTGTACAAGCCATGACCTGGGCCCTGGCTATTCCGAAGTCCTCCCTGGAGAACCCTGCAGCTCGTCACGTCCTGCTCTGCCTCGCCAACTATGCCGGTACCGATGGCCGCGGCGCCTTCCCGTCGGCTGCAACGCTATCCGAGGACACCGGCCTGTCCGAGCGCACCATCCGCCTAAAGCTCGACGAGCTGGAAGCAGCTGGCTGGATCGTGGCAGGAAACCAGGCTATCGCGGCAGCTTACATTGACCGCCGTGATCGCCGTCCCATTGTGTACGACCTTCAACTTAAACGAGGTGCATCTGCTGCACCTCGTAGAGAACGGGGTGCAGGAAACCGCACGGGGTGCAGCTCGCAGCAGAACGGGGTGCAGGAAAACGCAGAACGGGGTGCAGCAGCTGCACCCAATCCGTCAGTTAACCAATCTACACACTCTCTGCGCGAGCCATTCGAAATGTTCCTGGAGTGGGTGCCGGATCAGGACCTGCTCAAAGCGTATGCACTCCGTTCGGGGCTCACCTTGGATAACTTCGGCTCCAAGGCAATCGCCGGGTTCGTGTTGCACCACGAAGCGAAGGGCTTGGTGCAAACCGAGAAGCAGTGGCTCGCCGCTCTGGTCAACTGGGTCAAATCGGACCTGGCTCGGGCAGCTCGATCCGCTACCGGCAAACCGAGCGGGCAGCAATCGAGCGCTTTCGATGACGACGACACCTCATGGCTCAACGGGGGGAATGACCAGTGAACCAGGTAGCCACCATCGCCCATGGTCTTTGGGCCAAAGTTCAAACCGGCCAGTACATCCCTGCTGGGGACACGCTTCCCGCCGAGATCAAGGCCGAGCTCGATCGCAAAACTGCTGCGGTGATCAATCGGCTGTTCCGTGATCTGCGGACCATCTTCAGCGCCTGGAAACAGGCCTGGCCGGATATGACCACGTACAAGGCCGCCAAGCAGCAGTGGCTGACGGCGTTCCTTGAGGCAGGCATCAACACCCCCGAGCAGCTGCAGTTTGGCCTGATGCGCTGCCGCCAGTCAGGACGTGAGTTCATTCCCGCGCCTGGCAAGTTCATCGAGTGGTGCCAGCCATCGCCGGAGATGCTCGGCCTTCCGACCTTGGCGGTCGCATTTCGCGAGGCTACTCGGAACGCCCATCCTGCGATGGCTGGCCGGGGCAGCTGGAGCCACGATGCTGTGTGGCATGCGGCCAAGGAGTGCGGTTTCGAGAACCTCAACAAACTGCCAACCGATGCCTGCTCGAAACTGTTCGAGCGCAACTACACCATCGCCGTCCGCCGAATCATGGCCGGAGAACCACTGCAGAAGATGCCGCTGGCGCTTCCCGCTGAAGTTGCCGGTAGCCGGACGCCAGAGGTCGGCAACAACGCCCTGTCGGCCATGCGCGCTCGCCTTGCAGGCCGTTGAACACATCAGCTAGGAGCTTGATCTATGCGCCAAACGAAGTTGACCAAGGCCGCACGCGGCCGGGAGTGCCAGGTGCGCATTCCGGGCGTGTGCAACGGCAACCCGGAAACCACAGTCCTGGCGCACTACCGCATAGCCGGCACCTGTGGCGCTGGGATCAAGCCGAACGATCTGCAGGGAGCCTGGGCCTGCAGCGCCTGCCATGACGCCTGTGACGGCCGCAGCCGAGTTGTCGATCGTGACACTGCTCGCCAGTACCACGCTGAGGGCGTCATGCGCACTCAGGCTCAGCTGATCAGCGAGGGAATCGTCGCGGCATGAATACCCAAATTCCCCCATTCCGCAATCCGGCCCGACCCAAGTCCGCCCGCACCAAGCCCGTCGACAGGGAAGGGCAGGAGCAGGCTGCCCTGCTCGAAGAGATCCAACTGCGCTATCCCGAGGTGTACGAGCTGATCTACCACGTCCCGAATGGTGGCCACCGGCACAAGGGCGTGGCGATCAAACTCAAGGCCCAGGGCGTGAAGGCAGGTATCCCTGATCTGGTGCTGACCATGGCGCGCGGCGGCTACTTCGGTCTGTACATCGAATTCAAGGCGACTGTTGATCCGGCGCCTGTCTCTTCCAGCCAACAAGCGTGCATTCGCCGGCTGAACGACCAAGGCTACCTGGCCGTTGTGTGTCAGGGGCATTTCGACGCCATGGAGTGCCTGAGGGCGTACCTGGCCCTGCCTAAAACGGAGGTTGCAGCATGACCAACACCGCCGCTGTGAAAATCAGCGATGCAGAGATTCGCCGGCAGGCCGCCGGCCAGGTACGTGACCTGCGCGCCCTGGGCAACCACGGCCTGTATTTTCGCTTTCACCGTTCCCGGGAGCGCGGGTCTTGGTACCTGATCCATAAGGGCAAGTGGAACCTGATCGGCTCATACCCTGAACTGAGCGCTGCCAAGGTGGCCGCTGCGCTGCCTGACATCCGCCTGCGCCTGGAAGCCGGCGAAGGATCGAGCCTGTCGAGCTGGGTGCTCACCGGTGAGCTGCTGGCCTGGTTCGCTGAACGCATGTCCCGCGACCGCAACCTGTCGGCCAAGCGCAAGAGCACGGCGGCGTCGGCTATCAAGCAGCACCTGGTGCCGCGGCTCGGCCAGATCCCGCTGGCCCAGATCGACAAGGCGCTGCTCGACCGCGAGCTGATGTGGCCGCTGCAAGAGTCGTTGTCGATCGACTACGTGCGCCTCGTGTTCCAATTGCTGGCCTTGGCTTTCCGGCAGGCTCGCAAGCTCGGCAAGATCAGCTCGAACCCCATGGCCGGCATCCGCTTTGGTGATTTCTCCAAGGCCAAGGTCAAGGTCAAGCCGTCGCGCCTGCGTGGTGTGCACCTCGACGACCTGATGGCCCGCATGAAGAGCACGCTGGCCAACCGGCCGCAGCATGGCGTGCTGGCCCTGATGATGTTGTGCCACGGCACCCGACTGGGCGAAACCCGCCTGGCCCGCTGGAGCCACATCAGCCTGGCCGAGCGAGAGTGGTTTATTCCCGCCGAGCACACCAAGACCAGCGTGCAGCACCGTCTGCCACTGACCGACCAGGTGCGTTTCCTGCTGATGGCCTACCGCGAGATCCAGCGCAACGAAGGCTACGACGGCGAGTTTCTGTTCCCGGGGCGCCAGGGCAAGCCCATGAGCGAGGCCATGGCATCCGCCGTGTTCACCTTTATGGGGCAGGGCGAGTGGACCAGCCACGACCTGCGCAAGCTGGCCCGCACCGGTTGGGCTGACCTGGGCGTCGACCACTTGGTGGGTGAGCTGCTGATCAACCATGCCATGGGCCACAACGTGAAGGTGTACATCCAGTCCGACGTCATGGCTCGCAAGCGTGAGGCGCTCGAGAAGTGGCACGCCCACCTTGATCAGAAGGGTTTCGCCTCGGTTCACGGCTTGACCGGTGATAGATCAACGGATTCATGGATTCTCTGCAAGGCCGCTGAGCGTGCGGGTTTCGACGGACTTCCGGTATCCACCATAAGCGAGGATTCAAAATGAGCAGCGGCAACAGGATGCGCAATGACCTCCCGGCGCTGGTAGAGCAGGCAATCACTGGGCACCCAGGGTATGCAGAGTTTGCTGCCTGGTGCCAAAGCCAGCTGATTCACCCTTACCAGATCTATTTCTTGGTTTGGCAGGCCTCCCGGGAGGCAGTGGTGGTGGAGCTGCCACTGGCCATGGATGGGCAGATGTGGGTATCCCAGGGAGTTGAGTCCATTACCGCCCAAGGACTGAAGGTAGCTAAGTGATGAAGAACCACGGCCCAGCCTTCAAAAAGGCCGTGATCGAGCTGGACAAGTGCCCTTTGTGCCGTGGGAGAGCGGTCACCAAGGGTGTGTTCTACGAACTGCCATGCGTCGTCCCGCAAGCAGGTCGGCGGCGCTGAAGACGTTCTGAAGCGCGCCGTCAGCTTCGGCATCAACTCCGAGATCATCGAAGTCGAACCGACTCCATGATTCCAGCCTGAGGCGCCGCCACCGGCCGCGCCTAGTTTGCTCAGTACCTAATCCAAGGAACCCGCAATGTCCAAGACCAATCACGGCACCGTCATCGTCGATGCTGGCAGCGAAAGCTTCACCCTTAAATCCACACTGCGAGCGGTGCGTGCACTGGAGAACCGCTTCGGCGGCATTCTGCCGGCTATGCAGGCCCTGGGGGCGGCCAACATTTCGGCTACCGCATTCATCATCGCTGCCGGCGCCGGTATCGACACCAACAAGCGCAAAGAGCTCGAAGCGGTGGAAGAGGCCGTGTTCGAAGGTGGTGTGAACAAGGTTGGCAGCCAGGTGCTGCCGTTTGTGAGGGCACTGCTTAACCCCGGCGGCAAGACTGACGAAGAGCTTGAAGAGTCGCAGGGAAACGAACCGAGCGATCCGGCAACGGCAGCTACGTCGACGAACTCTTCGGAATAGCCACTGGGTGGCTGGGGTGGTCGCCGCGTGACGCCTGGGAAACCCCGGTGGTCGAGATCATCCTGGCCTGGGAAGCGAAAGCTGACTTCCTGAAAAAAACCAATCCGTTCGGCCAGTCGGAGACGAAGCCCTCCAAGGCGGCCGTGGCCAAAGACCTTCGGCGTGGCCTACGAGGGGCTGCCGCATCTCGTCCGGCAGCTAACCATTGACCCGCCCAGGCGGGTTTTTTATCGCCTGGGGGAAACATGGCAGATACTGACGTTCAGGGCATGCTGGTCCGCATCGAGGCCACCACGGCCCAGCTTCGGCAAGAGATTGCGCGCGGCGAATCAGCGGTGGCGTCGACCTCTAAGAAGATGGATGCGAGCCTTTCCCGGGTCGACGACGCGTTTGACCGGGTGGGTGCGAGTGCGGAAAGCGCTGGCGGCTTGCTGAAAAGCGCGCTAGCGGCAGCTGTGGGCGCTGTATCTGTCGGTACCATCCTCAAGGCTGCTGACTCCTATTCCCAGATGTCGGATCGTATTGGCCTGGCAACGAAGAGCTTTGGGGAATACAGCGCGGTTCAAGACAGGCTTTTGGCCACGGCGAATCGAACCTACCGCCCGTTGGAAGAGGCTCAGGAACTCTACATCCGTACGGCTGACAGCCTACGTTCCATGGGGCTTAGCGCTGATGAGTCAATGGACGTCATGGATAGCTTCAGCTATCTGCTGGTGACCAACTCTGCCTCTGTCGATAAGGCCAGTTCGGCAATTGATGCGTACTCCAAGGCGCTTCAGACCGGGAAGATCGAAGCCGACGGCTGGCAGTCCATACTCGCGGCTATGCCTACTGTAGTGGACACGATTGCAGAGGCTACAGGGAAAAGCGCAGAGGAAATCCGCAGCCTCGGTGCTCAGGGCAAACTCAGTCTCGACACACTCACCGAAGGCCTACAGAAGAGCGCGGTGGCCAATGGGCTTTTGGCTGACAGCATGGGGGTGGCGGTCCGCGACGCCCTGACCGCCCTCAACAACGCTTTCACCGTGTACGTGGGCCAGCTGAATGAATCCACGGACCTCACTGGGGTGCTCGCGTCAGGCATCTCGGCGCTGGCGGAGAACTTCGGCACTATTGCCGAAATAGCAGGAATTGCTGCCGCGGGTGCATTGGCCGTTTATGCGCGATCGCTTGCTACGTCTGCAGCAGGCTCTGTGCTGGCTACCAAGGCCGCCATTGAAGATGCCATGGCCCGTCGCGCTCAAGCGGCTACCGTTCTGCTGGCCGCCCAGGCGGATCAAAGGAAAGCGCAGACCGCAGTTTTTCTGGCTGAAAAAGAACTGGCCGCATCGAAGACGCGCATCAGCGGGATGGCAGTTGAAAAGCAGCTGGCAATACAGCTTGCAGAAGCGCGGATGGTTGAGGCGCGCGCTACTGCTGCCGTCGGTGTTGCCCAGGGTGCCATCGTGGGTACTGGCCGTACCTTGCTCGGGCTGCTAGGTGGCCCTGCAGGTATTGCGATGCTGGCTGTTGGTGCCGCCACAGCATTTCTGACGCTGCGAGACAACACTGGCTCCCTGGAAAAGAAGCTCGGGGATCTGGCTGATCCAGTGGACAAGCTCGCCGAGCGCTTCAATAAGCTCAACAGGGCGACGCAGTCCGTCACACTGCGCGAGCTCCAGGCGAGCATTGAAGAAGCGCAGGACAAGCTGTCCCAGATGTCTGGGGCGATGGCGGATAAGTTCGAGTCCGATCTTCGAAACATGGGCGCCGCCGGCGCTGACAGCTTGATGGCCGGGCTAATCCCGCTGCCGGCCGAAGCACAATCTGCGCTGGATCTGGTGCGGAAGGCCTCCCAGGACCAGGCCGCCGGTATCGCTGTAGATTGGAAGGCGGTCGCCGACCAATTGCGGTTGATGCCCGGGGTGACAGAGGAGATGGCGCGGGCTCTTGAGTCCAGCCAGCAACCGGTCACCGAGCTTTCTTCGCTGCTTCAAAATCAGAGGCAGGCATTCGCCGAGCTCACTGGTGCGACGGACGATAACACCCGTGCAGAGCGTGAAAATGCTGCTGCCAAGGCAACGGCAGCCGGGGAGGGGCAGAAGTACTTGGAGCAGCTGCAAAAGCAGCTCGCCACCTCGCAGGATAAGACCGCTCTCCAGGCTGCGAACCGGTTTATCGCTGAGAACACGCTGCTCACTGACGAAATGGTGGTAGCGATTCGTTCGGCGGCCGCGGCAAAAGATGCCCAAAAAGCTGCCGACGCTGCGGCAACCAAGGCGACTCAAGATGGCGCTAGTGCTGCCAAAGAGGCTGCCACTCAAGCGAAGAACCACACCAAGGCGTTAACGGACCTCAAGTCGCAAGCAGATATCGCAATCAGGTCCGCCGAGGGTCTGGCGGCCGCCTATCAGTCTGGGACTGACCGCACTCGCGAGTTCGCGCTTCAACAGAAAGTGGAGGAGGCGATCCTCAGAACTGGTGCCAGCGTTCGTGACGCCGTTACTGCCTCGATCCAGAAGCAGATGGACGCCGAGGATAGCCTGGCCATCAGCAAGCAAGCTTTCGACTTGCAGAAAGAAACAGCTGATCAGGTTGCCCTAGCAAAAGCCACGCTTCAGGGGGCCGGCGCGCTCGAAGCCTATAACGTCCAGAAGGCCGTGCAGGTTGCTCTGGCGGGCAAGAACATTGCCGTGGGCAGCAAGGAGTATGAGCAGTTGCTGGCCGCAACCCGGGCACAGCAAGCCGCGGTGAAGGTGGCAAAACAAACGGCCGACGCGAGCAGCATTCTGGATCGGCTGTATCCCGAGAAGAAGCTGCTGCGTGAGTACACCGAGGGGCAAGAAGCCCTGAATAGGGCCATGGAGCTGGCTCCCGACAAAACGTCCGAGTACCAGGAAGCCTTACGTCTTCTTGGGCTTGAGTACGAGCAAAATAAGAGCGCCACCACTGCCTGGGGCAAGTTCACGGAGGGTGCAGTCGACCGGGTAGATGATGCGTTTGCAAATGCTTGGAAGAACATCGGAAATGGGTTTGACGGTTTCGCGGCGAGCCTGAAGGAGGGTTTCAAGCAACTGTTGGCCGAACTGGCGCATATGGCTATCACGCGACCGATCGTGATGCAGATCGGGGCCGCGCTGGGCGTCGGCGGCCTGTCAGCGCAAACTAGCGGTCTGTTTGGTGGGTCGGCCGGAGGTGGGGGGCTGAGCCTTTCTAACCTGTGGTCGATGGGCAACAGCGCTTACAGTGCGGTCACATCGGGCTTCGGTGCTGCGATCTCCGCCGGCTGGACCGCTGGCGAAGGATTCCTTGGCGGCCTGCAGGGCGCTATCAGTGGTGGCTACGGTTTCCTCAGTAACAGTATCAGCGGCCTCTTCAGTGGCGCCGGGACGGCTGCCGGTGCCAGCAACGTTGGTTTCGGCCTCGGGCAGTCACTGGTTTCCGGTGGTGTCGGTTCTACCGGAGCTGCGGCCGGATCAGGCGCGAGCTATGCCACTGGAGCCGGCGGCGCGACCGCCCTTGGCGGAGCTCTTGCCGGGATTGGCGGCGCGCTGTACGGGTATGGTCAGTCAGGGCTCAAGGGCGCTGCTACAGGTGCTGCGGGCGGAGTCGGCGGGTACTATGCGGGTGCTGCGATCGGTTCTCTCGTTGGGCCGTTGGGCACCGTGATTGGCGGAGTCATCGGCTCTGCCCTTGGGAGTTTTGTGGGCGGCTCGCTCTTCGGCGGTAGCTGGCAAACCAAGGACACTGGCCTGGCGCTGGGTGTAACTGGGGGCGAGTTCACCGGGCAGCAGTATGAGTACCAGAAGAAGAAGGGCGGTTTGTTCGGGAAGAACAAAAAGCGGACCCGCTATTCGGATCTCGACCCTGAAGTAGCATCAGCCCTGCAAGCCACCTATGACGCCACCGAAGACTCGGTGATCGATCTGCTTGGACGCATCGGCGTTTCGGTCGGGGACGGCGCGTTTGCAGGGCTCAACGTCGCCAAGCAGCAGATCTCGACCAAGGGCAAGTCCGAGGCTGAGATCCAGGAGGAGATCGCAAAGCTGTTCAGTGGGTTTGCTGACCAGATGATCACCTTCATCGACCAGGGTATCGGTGGATTCGGGTACAGCTTCGCTGAGTTGGGTGAGCGCGTCGCAGTTTTCGAGAGCTTCAACAAGTCGCTTGGGCTGATCGACGTGACGATGCTGGGGCTGTCTGCGCAGTCGATGGAGCTGGCAAATGCCATGGTGGCGGCGGCTGGAGGCTTGGAGGCCTACACCCAAAACCTGAACACCTATTTCGGCGCGTTCTTCAGCGAGTCGGAACGGGCCGACAAGACGCTCGAGGCTGTGCGGCAGCAGTTCAAGGACATGAACGTCGCCCTGCCAGAGACCCGCGAGGGTTACCGTAAGGTTGTCGAGGCGCTTGACCTCACCACCGAGACCGGTCAGCAGATGTACCTGACCCTGATCGGAGCGGCCGGTGCTGCGGCAGAAGCCTACGACATCCTTGAGGCCAGGGCCAATGCTGCTGCCCAGGCGTTCACTAACAGTCTCGGCACCTACCTCGACTCATTCTTCAGTGAGGCGGAGAAGGCCGACACCGCTCTGGAGCTGGTGCGACAACAGTTCAAAGAACTGAACGTCTCTCTGCCGGAGACCCGGGAGGGTTACCGCAGGGTTGTTGAGGCACTCGACCTCACAACTGAATCCGGTCACCAGATGTATTTGACCCTGATTGGAGCGGCCGGCGCTGCCTCCCAGGCTTACGATATTCTGGAAGCCAGGTCGGCGGCAGCGGTGAATTCCGCCTTGAGCTCAGTTCAGCGTGCAGTCAACGCTCAGAAAAATGCGATCACCGAGGCCTACAACGCTCAGATCGCCTCGCTGAACGATATGTCGCAGACGGCTCAGCAAAGTGTCAGCGCCTTGACCGCTGTTGGTTCCAGCCTTAGCAATGCCCTGAAATCCCTCCGCGGTGATACCGACGATGCTGTGAAAATGCTTCGCGCCCAGGGCATGGCCACGCTGGATAGCGCCCTGGCTACAGTGCGGGCCGGCAAATCCTTGGCCGGTATCACCGGGCTTGAAGATGCGCTGAGTGTCGTCAGTCAGAACAACACCGACGCCTACGCGTCGCTTGAGGCCTATAACCGCGACCAGGGGCGCACGGCCAACATCGTCAGTCAGCTGGAGGCCGCTAACGGCAAACAGTTGAGCGCTGCCGAGAAGTCCGCGCAGAGCTTGCAGACGAGGATCGAGCAGGCCAAGAAGTCCTATGACCTGCAGATTGCTCAGTACGACGCACAGCTCAGCCTGGCGCAGGCGCAGATCGATGCGCTGAACGGCGTGGACAATTCAGTCGTGTCGGTAGCCGCGGCGGTCGATAGCCTCAGTCATGCCGTCACAGCTGCCCTGGCGGCGAAAGCGGCAGGAGCCGCTCAGCAAAACACCAACGACAACAACGTGGCGTTGCTGCGCGCCGTGTACCAAACGGTGCTTGGGCGAGATCTCGACGGCAATGGCCTTGCGAGCTGGAGCGCCGCCCTGGCCAATGGGTCGGTTACCTACGACAAGTTGGCCGAAGCGATCGCAATCTCGGGGAGGGCAAATGGAGAGACCATCAGGATTCCGGGGTTCGCCAGTGGTGGCAACTTCGGTGGAGGCTTGCGCCTGGTCGGTGAGCGCGGTCCAGAGCTTGAAGTCACCGGGCCGAGTCGGATCTACAGTGCCAACCAGACTGCCGCGATGCTTTCCGGCGGCCAGGGCGAAAGCACTGCCACAGAAGTCAGGGAGCTTCGCGCTGAACTCAAGTCTGCGCTGTTCGCCATTGCCAAGTACACCCAGAAAGCTGCCAAGAACACTGATCTTCTGCCGCAGAAACTGGAACAGGAGCTGTACCCGTGAGGATCATTGAGCCCGTCGAAATCACGCCAAGCATGGCGGTGATGGAGGCGTTTTTGGTGGAGCCCAATTCTGAGCCGCTGGTGGTTCAGGTTGGGCAGGCTTTCCAGGTGGCATCGATGCTGACCAATGTGCCGGAGGCAGACTACCCCCTGTGGATGTCTACCACGGCGTACGCTGTCGGCGACATTGTCATGCTTGAGCACCGGAGCTACGAGGCGCTGGTGGCGAATAGCAACAAGAACCCTACTGGCAGCGCGACCGATCCGCCGACCTGGTTGGATCTGGGGCCGACAAACCGATGGCGGATGTTCGATGACAAGATAGGGACGGTCACAACCAACCCCGAAAGCATCTCGCTGACCATCGCCCCGGGGCGAGCCGTCGATTCTTTGGCCTTCTTCGGCCTAGATGCCGCTTCGATATACGTCCGGGTTGTCGACCCATACCAGGGCATTGTCTACGAATCGAGCGTTTCGCCGGTCTCCACGGACGGCATAAACGACTGGTATGAGTACTTCTTTGCCCCGGTCGAGGTGAACGAGGATTTCGTACTGCTGGATGTGCCGGTCGGCAGCTATGGCTCCATCGAGATAAAGGTGGCCAAACCTGCGGGTATCGCCAAGGTCGGGGCGCTCATCTTGGGCAAGGCGGCGGTTCTTGGTGACGCACTTTACGGGACGTCCGTGGGCATCGTCGATTACAGCCGCAAGGAGCGGGATGACTTTGGTAACACCGTCATCGTTGAACGGGATTACTCGAAGCGTGCCGACTTCGATGTGATGGTCCCGACCAATATGGTTTCGCAGGTGCAGCGTCTGCTCAGCAAGCACCGGGCGAAGCCGCTGGTTTGGATCGGCGAAGCCAGCTACCAGTCAACGATCCTCTATGGGTATTACAAGGAATTCAACCTGGTTATCAGCGGCCCGACGGCGTCGGATTGCTCCATTTCAGTCGAAGGACTCATCTGATGGCTACACCTACGATCACGCCTCTGCCGGAGGCACCAAGCCGGCAGAACTCGGCTGGCACGTTTGCCACGCTGGCCGACAACTTCATGTCCGCTCTGCCGCAGTTTGCGGACCAGATGAACCAGGCCATTGACTACATCGGTGATCAGGCAGAGTCGGCGGCCGAAAGCGCTCAACGCGCGACTAGCAACGGCGCAGCTCAAGTCGAGCTGGCAGGTCAGCGGGCAACCTCTGCGTCGCAGAGCGCCCAATCAGCTGCTCAACAGGCCTCATCGGCGAAGACTCAGTCTGATGCTGCCAAGGGCTATAGGGACACGGCGCAAGCTGCAGCAGCTGCAGCTCAAGGAGCCGCTGGCCTCCCAGCTCTATCGGGCAAGGGTGGCCTGCCATTGGTAGCCAAACCTGACGGCACGGGGGTGGAGTACTCCGGAAGTCTGAGGCGCTACGATCTTGATGTCGCCACGGCGACGGCAGTGCTCGACCTGAGCCTGAGCCAAGTCTTCAAAGTAAACGCAAGCCAGCAGCGAACCCTGACATTTTCCAATCCGCCTGCAGCAAACAGGGCGATGTCGGTGGTGCTTCACCTCTCCGGTAAAGCGAACATCAACTGGCCCGCCGGCATCCTGTGGAACAACAGCCAAGTGCCCGTGCTGGGCAATGCCTGGACCACGGTAATCCTGATTTGGATTGGTGATGGCTGGGTAGGCTCTGTGGGGGCTCGGGCATGATCGAGGCTGCATTGATGGGGGGAGCACTGCCGGGCCCTTGGTCAAGTTGGGAGTTTGTCGGCTCGACGAGCATACTGGCCAGCGGCCTGGCTCCCGTGGCGGTCGCGATGCCTGAGGGGATTGAGGTCGGTGATCTGATTGTGATGTTGATGTCACCATTGAACGAGGCGGTTGGAACAACCATGTCCGCCCCGGGTTGGCAGCATCTGTCTTCCGGCGGTCAGGATTATGTGTGCGCTGCCCGGTACACCTCGGATCTCGCGTCGCCCATTTACGTGCGATCGGCTTCCAACTCGATCTTCATAGCCGTGCTGGCATTTCGTGCTCAAGGCTGGTCGACGATCAAGCTTGAAGCCCACGTTTCGCCTGCCACACCTTTAAACGTGATAACCAGCCTGCAGAATGAGCTTCTGCTGTGCATTGGCGTGACGCCAAAGACGACCCGGGGCTGGGAAGTCCATATGAACGGAGCAGAACCTGTCGAGCGGGTTCGACGAAGTAACGCTCCTGCGATGCAGGTGTATTCCGCCAATGTCGACTTCCCCCATCTGGTGTCGGGCATTTCAGTCGACGCCCTATCGGGGTCCGAGCGAAACCTGATTCTCACAGTGTCCTGACAGGACAATTCATCCAGAACCGCCAGAAGGCGGTTTTTTTGTTTCACGATGACTCCAGCCCGGTAGTTCGCTGGACTGCGACGTAGCCCGATACAACAGGTTTATCAATAGCTTACGCGCGTCCATCATATGCCGGTGCTTTCTGAAACTTGACCCGGTTCTCCCTCGCGCCGCTCCTATCTGGCTCCTGGAATCCGGGTCGTTCCAAGGAGTCATCATGGCAAAGATCAAGCTCACCAAGACCGCCGTAGAGTCGGCGCAACCCCAGGCGAAGGACATCGAACTACGGGATACCGTCGTGCCCGGCTTCCTTTGCAAGATTACCCCGACGGGACGCCGGGTGTTCATGCTCCAGTACCGCACGAACTCTGGCCAGCCCCGCAAGCCCTCGCTGGGACTCTACGGGGAGCTAACCGTCGAACAGGCGCGGGTCAAAGCGCAGGACTGGCTGGCCGAGGTTCGCCGGGGTGGTGATCCCGGCGGTGCCAAGGCCGAGGCGCGCAAGGCGCCCACGATGGCCGAGTTGTGCAAAAAGTTCATGGAGGACTACTCCAAGAAGCGCAACAAGGTCAGCACGCAGGACGGCTACCAGGGCGTCATCGACCGCAACATCATCCCGCTGCTGGGCCGCAAGAAGGTGCATGACGTGAAGCGGCCCGACATTGCGGGGCTCATGGAAAAGCTGGCCTACAAGCCGACCGAGGCCAACAAGACCTTCGGCGTGCTGCGCAAGATGTTCAACTTGGCCGAAGTCTGGGGCTTCCGCCCGGACGGTACGAATCCGTGCCGCCACGTCCCGATGTACCCGCCGGGCAAGGAAACCCGGCTCATCGTGGACGAGGAAATGGTGCGGATCTTCCGCCAGTTGGAGAAACTGGAGGCGGAGGGGCTGGAGAACTACGTCATCCCGTTGGCGATCCGGCTGCAATTCGAGTTTGCGGCGCGGCGCTCCGAAATCTGCCCGCTCGAATGGAGCTGGCTGGACTTCGAGAACCGGCGCGTGGTGTGGCCCGACAGCAAGGTTGGCGGCATTTCCAAGCCCATGAGCGAGGAAGCCTATCGGCTGCTTTCGACGGCGCCGCGTCTGGAAGGCTGCCCTTACGTCCTGCCGTCGCCGAACGACCCGGCCAAGCACCTGACCTTTGGCGAGCACTATGGCGGCTGGTGCCGGACGCTCAAGGCCGCCAGCGTGCCGCACGTAGGCACGCACGGCATCCGTCATCGCTCGACCACCGACATTGCCAATTCCGGTGTGCCGACCAAAGTGGGAATGAAGCTGACGGGCCACAAGACCGTGGCGATGTTCATGCACTACGTCCACACCGAGGACAAGCCGGTGCGCGAGGCGGCCGAGCTGGTGGCCAGCCGCCGCCAAGCCATCACGGGCGCGCGGCAGCTTGCGGAGGCGGTGGCATGAACGGGCGCCGGCCATCAGCAGCATCGCTCGCAGCGCCCGCGGCGCTGCTGGGCGACATTCGGGCACTGATCGAGGCGGCGCGCAAGCGCGCCGCCTCGACGGTGAATAGCGAGCTTACGATGCTCTACTGGCGCATCGGCCAACGCATCCACACGCAGGTCTTGGACAGGCGCCGGGGCGCCTACGGCAAGGAAGTTCTGCCCACCTTGGCTGCGCAGTTGGTGGAGGAGTACGGCAGCAGCTTTGCAGAGCAGAACTTGCGCCGCATGGTGCAGTTCGCCGCCACCTTCCCCGACGAGCGAATTCTCGTATCACTGATACGAGAATTGAGCTGGACGCACTTCATCGCCCTGATGCCGCTGAAAGACCCGCTCCAGCGGGACTACTACGCACAGATGGCCAGCACCCAACGCTGGAGCGTGCGGACGCTGCGCGAGCGTATCGACTCGATGCTGTACGAGCGCACGGCGCTTTCCCAAAAGCCGGAAGAAACCATAGCGCAGGAGTTGGCGACCCTGCGCGATGCGCAGCGCATGTCGCCGGCCCTGGTCATGCGCGACCCGTACATCCTCGACTTCCTGGGCCTGCGGGACACTTGGCAGGAAGGCGACTTGGAAGCGGCGATCATCCGTGAAATGGAGTCCTTCCTGCTGGAGCTGGGCGCGGGCTTCTCATTCGTCGCCCGGCAGAAGCGCATTCCGATCGACGACGAGGATTTCCACCTTGACCTTCTGTTCTACAACCGCAAGCTGCGGCGGCTGGTTGCGGTGGAGTTGAAGGTAGGTGACTTCAAGGCGGCCTACAAAGGGCAGATGGAGCTTTACCTTCGGTGGCTAGACAAGCACGAACGGGAGCCGGAGGAAGCCTCGCCGCTCGGGATCATCCTTTGCACCGGCAAGAAGCGCGAGCAGATCGAATTGCTGGAGCTGGACAAGTCCGGCATCCACGTTGCCGAGTATCTGACCGCCTTGCCGCCGAGGGGCGTGCTGGTGGAGCGGCTGCAACAGGCAACGCAACGGGCGCAGTTGCAAATCGAGCAGCGCAAGACGGACAACGAGTAGTCCTGTCCCAAGCAGTCGGGCGTCCCGGCGTGCCGCCGTCGCGCTGTCGTGCTGCGCATCGAGCTTCGCTGCGCGAGTCTCGCCCCTGTCGGGCTTCCATCACTGACGCCTCCGTCCCGGCTCGTTGATCCGGGCCTGCGCGCTCCGCTTGCCAAAAATCGACTCTGTGCAGTGGGCGGGTGTGGGCGGTCTTGCTGTTCCCTTCACCGTATCACGGCGTTCTCGCCGTCAAGGGCGGCGCGCGCCATGCGCGCTTGCGTCCTGGCGGCCGTCTGCGACCCCTGACTGCTTGCGCTGCGCCGTGCTGCCGCCGGTTCCGGGCAATTCCGCCCGAGCAACCGGAGCACGATCATGTCGCAACTGTCCTTTCCCTCGTTCGATTCCTGTCTGCTGGTGCGCGACGCGCACGGGCGCTATCTACCGGCATCGGCCGACGACATTCTGGAAGCTGCGCGCCAGGTCATTGACCGGAAAATGCAGCGCGGAGCAGAGTTCACTTCGCCGGCGGCGGTCAAGGAATACTTGCGTACAAAGTTGGCCAGCTTCGAGCATGAGGTGTTCGTAGTGCTGTTCATGGATACGCGCCATCGTCTGATCGAATACAGGGAGATGTTCCACGGCACTATTGACGGTGCGTCGGTGTATCCGCGCGAAGTGGTCAAGGAGGCGCTGCGGCTCAATGCGGCGGCGGTCGTCGTTTCGCACAACCATCCGAGCGGAAACCCCGAGCCGAGCGCGGCTGACCGGGCGCTGACCCAGCGGCTCAAGGAAGCGTTGGGTCTGGTGGACGTGCGCGTGCTCGATCACATCATCGTTGCGGGCAACGAAACGGCATCGTTCGCCGAGCATGGGCTGATCTAGCCCAAGGGGCTTCGGCCCCTTTTTGCTGCGCCTGGTGGCATAGCTATGGCCCTCGCGGCCTGATGCTCAGGCCGTCGCAACCTGAATCATCTCGTCGTAATGTTTCTTGTCCACCTCTTCCAGCCACTGGAAGATGTTCCCGATGACGCTGTGGCTTTCGCCTGCCAAGTTTTCTGCGGATTCCTCTGTTATCTCAATAACGTCGCTATGTGAATACTTATTGATAAAGCGGTAGATTTTTTCTTTAAGCTCTGGTGTCGTGATGGTGCAATCTTTTAGGCCAGCCTCCATCAATTGACTAATGTCGCTTCGCCGCCTTGGATATTTGAAGGTAAAAAACGATTCAACAAGCTTTCGGGCGAGGTTGGCGGTCAAGAACGCCTCATCTCGATTGAGTGTCGTGTGCGCCCTATATTCGTAAAGCTTCTTGAAGATATAGTGGTACTCGGAACCGTAGTTCTTGAGTGAGTCGTCGGCATCCACAAGTAGGGAGTGACGAGGGGAGCCAGGTGGCGCATCCAGGCGATAAAAGAAGCAATTCTCGGCGTTGCCTTTTTTGACTCGATTCCTATTGGTGCCAGTGAACCAGTCTCTCACTAGCTTAAAGTAAGTGAAGTTGTGAGTCAGCACAAAAAGTTGCTTGGCTTCAGTGCATTGCGTTCTCAAAAACGAGTAGGCGTGAAACAAGTGATTAGAATCAAAGCTTGAGACCGGATCGTCAACGACGACGATCGTATCCTTGATGTTATTTCCATTTTCTTTGAGCTTCGTGATGAAATAGACAAATGCAATCGCAGTCTTCTCACCTTCGCTCAAATTCCCATCGTGCTCACCAACCCCGTTTCTGATGATCTCATAGCCTTTCTTCTTCTGATTGAAGTTCAGGCAAAGCTCAGAGCGGCCAATGAAGCGATGCAGGATGTCATTGAACTCCTTTGCCCCGACCGTTTCATTCGAGAGCGCCGCTTCTATGGCTCCGACCTCTAGACTAATTTTTTCAATTTCCTTATGGTCGTTCTTTGCTTCTGACTCAAGGTCATTGCACTTCTTCTCACTTCCAGCATAGTCAAACTCTTGCACCTCAGCCGCAGCAAAGTGAAGCTCCAGTGCCACCTTGCTTTTTGAGGTCTCAGATTTGAAATTTGAAGTCTTATTGTTGTGCTTTCCAACGAGAGCAACAATCGACTTCAGGATGTCATTGAAATTGGTGACATCGTCTTCAACCACATCCGAGATCTGAATGTCTGTCTTCCCAGGGTCTGTGATCTTGGCCTTCAGGGCTTCCCGCCAGGCGTCCATTTGCTGGTCGATCTTTTCAGCAGCAGTTGCGTAGTCCTTTTGAAGCTTTTCTGCCTCGGCCGATAGTTCTTTATAAAACTCGGTCGATGCGGGAAACTGATTAGCTGGAGCGCCTTGAGATTCAATCCATGTCGCCGCATTCTGAAGTCGGCTCTGAAACTCCGTGAACTCCTTGCTGAAGTGGGCAGCAAGCGCCTCGGCACGAAGCTGGGCGAACGGAGAGCCGCAGAACTCGCAGGATTGCGAGTCGTGGTTTTTATGGATTTCCAAGCCTGCTTGAACCCATTCGCGGATGTCCGGGTTATCGGTAAGCCGCTGGATTGCTTGATTGACCGCCGTAGTCCCAATCAAATCTCTGATGCGGCCCGCCGCTTTCTTAAAGTAGTCCGGCTCAATGGCCGTTGAGGCGAAAGCAATGCTTGGAAGCTGATCTGGCTTGGCGGCATTCGTAAGGTCGATAACCCTCTCATCTGGAAGAACCGACTCCGCCTTGATAATTGTCTCGCCGTTATTCTGTATGAAGTTGGAGAGCTTGCGGCGGTCGTAATTCAAGTAATAACTGTCGCTCGTATCAATCGCCTGAAGTCCAAGCTTCATTTTCTTGGCAGCATTGGTCAGGAACTTCTCTAATGCCTCACGCTGCTTCTTGATATCGCTTTGCTTGTCGTCGTGAGCCTTCTTTTTCGACTGAAGCTCGCTCTTCAGCTTCTCCAGCTTCTGCAAGTCATCAATCTTCTCTTTCGCAATAAGAAGGATGCTCTTTACGGATTTGTCCCAATCAATGTTCTCATGCACGAAGCGTTGATTGAAAACATGAATATTCAATTGGGATGAGTGGAGTGTGGATTCCGTGATCGTTGAGCCATCCTCCAGAACTACTGAAAATTGGCCCGTGCTGAAGCGGGGAACCATCGAGCGAAGCTCAAAGCAAGAGAATAGATTCGATAACGTTGACTTGCCTGTTCCATTCCAACCATAGACCAGGTTGTACCGGCCGAACTTTTGGATCTTCGTTCCATTGAAGTCGCTGAAGATTCCGAACTGTTTGAGGCGGTTGATGCAGACAATCATCTCTAGATCTCCGTGTTCTTGCTTTCCCATCATTAGCTTGCGAAACAAATGGTAAACGAAGAGTCCTCTTGCGTCTCCGCTTCGCGGATCGCGCTGCTCCAGGTTCGCTAGTCGCTCATCCCTGGCGGGACTGGCTTCGCCAGCCTTCCGCATCGCTGACGCCTACGGCCCGGCTTCCAGCTTCGGGCCTGCGCGCTTCGCTTGCGTGCGGTCAGCACAAAGGGATGGCCGTTGCCTTGTCCAGCCGTCTCCCCTGACTTCATCACCTTACCCGCGACCGTAGCCCGCGCCCGTGTGCCGTCAAGGCGCGCAGGGCCGTGTCCTCGGCTGCGCCTGCGGGCCGCACCCACCCTGCGCTTGGCTCCTTGACGGCCCCCGTCCGCGCGCTCCTTTGGCCGCGGGCGATGAACTCAGGAAAGACGGTGGCAACAGGGCCAACCGGGTTCCTCGTGCCGACCGCACCAAACAGCCGAAAGGCTGGGCTCCGAATCTAGAAATCCGGTGTGCGGTGTGAACAGCAAACCTCTTTTGTCAGGAGAAAGACCATGCAACTCGCATCCCGTTTCGCTTTCCGCTCCCCCTCGCTGCGCAGCGATTACCCGCTGTCCGACGACCAGATTCACCGCGTGGCCCCGTCCATCTTCGCGGATGCCCCGCACGAGAGCCGTTCGCAGCGGTACGCCTATATCCCCACCGCCGCCGTGCTGACCGAGCTTCGCAAAGAAGGCTTCCAGCCTTTCATGGTGACGCAAACCCGCGTGCGCGACGAAGGCAAGCGCGAGCACACCAAACACATGATTCGCTTGCGCCATGCCAGCCAGATCAACGGCGCGGAGGCCAACGAAATCGTGCTGCTGAACTCGCACGACGGCACCAGCAGCTATCAGATGCTGGCCGGAATGTTCCGGTTCGTGTGCAGCAATGGCCTTGTTTGCGGCAACACCGTGGCCGATGTGCGAGTGCCCCATAAAGGCGACGTGGCCGGTCTGGTCATTGAGGGCGCTTACGAAGTCTTGAGCGGTTTCGATCGGGTGAAGGAATCGCGCGATGCCATGCGCGGCATCACCTTGGACGATGGCGAATCCGAAGTGTTCGCCCGCGCCGCGCTCGCCCTCAAGTACGACGACCCCGACAAGCCCGCGCCCATCACGGAATCGCAAATCCTGATGCCGCGCCGCTTCGACGACCGCCGCCCCGACCTGTGGAGCGTGTTCAACCGCACCCAAGAAAACCTGACCCAAGGCGGGCTGCGTGGCCGCAGCGCCAACGGGCGCCGACAGCAAACCCGCCCGGTGCAGGGCATCGACCAAAACATCCGACTGAATCGCGCCCTCTGGCTGCTGGCCGATGGCATGCGCCAGTTGAAAGCCTGAATCCCCACGCGGCAGGGGCAGGCAGCAGCCCTTGTCGCTTTCTTCGCTGCTGCATTCCTGAACCGATAGGAGTTATCACCATGAACGCCGTTACCCAAACCGAAGCCCGCGCCATCAACACCGCCGCCGCTATCCCGCTGGAAGCCGCTGACCCGACCAAGAACCTGATTCTGGTTCCGCTGTCGCGGCTGGTGTCGCGCCCCACTGGCCGCAACGTGCGCAAGACCCCGCGCATGTCCATTCCCGAACTCGCCGCCAGCATCCAGCGTGTCGGCCTGCTGCAAAACCTCATCGTGATTGCCGCCGCCGACGGCGAGCATTACGAAGTCGTGGCCGGTGGCCGTCGCCTCGCAGCGTTGAAGCTGCTGGCGAAGAAGCACCGCATCAGCAAGGAATGGGAGGTGCCTTGCCTGCAGGTGGCCGATGGCACCGCACGCACGGCCAGCCTGACCGAGAACGTGCAGCGCGAAGCCATGCACCCCGCCGACCAGTTCGAGGCGTTCGCCGCGCTGGTGGCCGAAGGCCGCAGCATCGAGGATATCGCAGCGGATTTTTCCGTCACGCCGCTGGTGGTGCAGCGCCGCTTGAAACTCGCCAACGTCTCGCCGCGCCTGCTGGCCGACTATCGCGCCGAGGCCGTGAGCCTTGACCAGTTGATGGCCCTTGCCATCACCGACGACCACGCCGCGCAGGAAGCCGCGTTCTACGATGCGCCGACATGGCAGCGCAGCCCGCACAACCTGCGCGACCGTCTGACCGAACGCGAAATCGACGCCTACCGGCATCCGCTGGTGCGCTTTGTCGGGCTGGACGGCTACGAGCAGGAAGGCGGTGGCATCCGCCGCGACCTGTTCGCGGAGGGCGACAAAGGCGTGTATCTGACCGATGCCGCACTGCTGGAACGGCTGGCGCAGGACAAGCTGGCAGGTATCGCCGCCAAGGTGCAGGCCGAGGGCTGGGCGTGGGTGGATGCCACGCCGGGCATGACCCATGCCGATCTGCAAGCCTTCCAGCGTGCGCCAAGGGAACGCCGCAGTCCGAACAAGCGCGACGCGCAGCGCATCGAGAAGCTGCAAACCAAGCTGCACGAACTGGCCGAAGCCGTGGATGCCGCGCTGGACGACGAAGACGAAGAAAAGGCCGATGCCTTGCAGGAAGAAGGCGAACGCCTGGGCGAGCAGTTGCAGGCGCTGGAAGAAGGCTTGCTGGACTATGCGGCCAATGTGAAGGCCGCAGCCGGTGCCATCGTCACCATCGACCGCGACGGGCAGGCCGCGATTCATCGCGGGCTGCTGCGCGAAGCCGAAGCCAAGGCGCTGCGCACGCTGGAACGACTGCGGCAGGGTTTCGGCAGCGAAGGCGAAGCCGCAAACGAGGACGAAGGCGAGGACGACGAGCAGCCCAAGACCGCCACCATGTCCGACCGACTGGCGCAGCGGTTGAGCGCGCACCGTACCGCCGCGCTGCAAATCGAAGTGGCCCGGCATCCGCAAGCCGCGCTGGCCGCCGTGGTGCATGGCATGGTGCAGACCGTCTTGCAGGAAAGCCACTACGGCCACGACCTGCCGCTGGGCGTGCGCCTCACGGTGCAAGACCGGCTGGAAGGCATGGCCCCGGACTGGCCGGAATCACCCGCCGCCGTGGCGCTGCGCGAACTGCAACAGGTGGCAGGCGAAACCTTGCCGGAGGACAGCGCCGAACTGTTCGCCGCGCTGCTGGCGAAATCACAGGATGAACTGGTGCGGCTGCTGGCCGTGTGCTTAGCTTCCACGGTGGACGTGGTGACGCCTCGCGCCACGCCGCACCAGCCCGGCGCGGAACTGGCGCAGGCCGTGGGGCTGGATATGGCCGCGTGGTGGCAGCCCACCAATGAGGGTTACTTCCGGCATGTGCCGAAGGCCGCGATTCTGGAAGCCGTTGGCGGGTTCGCGCCCTCGCACGTCACCCGACTGGCGAAGTTGAAGAAGGGCGACATTGCCAGCGAAGCCGAACGGCTCGCCGCTGGCACCGGCTGGATGCCCGCCATCTTCCGCACCGAAGGCCCGCAGCAGGCCGGGCAGGACGCGCCGGCGGATGGCGAAGCCGAAGCACAGGAAGAAGCGGCCGCCGTGGCGGATGTCCAGCCGCAGGCCGAGGCTTTGGCCGCGTGACTTCGCACCGTAGATAGCGCCCCGGTTCCGGCCGGGGCGCTTCATATTGAGGATGCCTGCCATGACCCACCAACCCGCAAACCGCCCCCGTATGGCTGCGACCTATGCCTCCGGCACGGTGCGCGCCCGCCGCTGGCACGGCGACGGCGACGTGCGCGGCTACCGTCCGCCGCGTGGCTGGACGGCCCGCGCCGACCTGACCGATCTGCATCCCCTCACGGGCCGCGCCTTGCCGCGCGCCGTGTGGTGGATCATCGAAACCAAGAAATAA